CAAGCATTGGAGAGATTGACTTAGACACTACAAAGTCATCAGCCTCTTGGCACTCGTCAATAATAATAAGATGGAAAGACTTAGATTCAATCTTTGCACGAGGGTTAGCGGTCATCATCATAAGCGTAGAGCCTGAGTTCTTTAACTTAATCTGACGAGTAACTCCAGGCACTTTACCTAATGAGTCGTCAATCTCTGGGTCACCTAAAATTTCTAGTGCACGTTCGCTGGTTAATCTATTTACTGAACGGCCAAACAGAGTTTCAACCTGACCTTCAACAGGTGCAAACATACCAATCCAGATTCCATCTTTAAACCTACCAAGTAAGTCTGGGTACATCTTTGCAAGACGTGGCAACAAAACCATAAGCGTAACTACAGTGTTAGCAATAGTTTCTGATTTACCTGACTGACGTGCTGCGAGTGCAGTTACTTCTTCACCGTCGTTAATAATTACAGACTCAATAATTCTTCGTGCAAGAGGAAGTTGATAAGGGTGGAGGTCATGCCCGACAAGTGCAGACATAAATTGAACACAACGGTCAATTAGTTTTACTACAAATTCTTTTGATAGTTCATCCAGCTCATCCTCTTCCTCTTCGGGAAGGTCCTGTTCACTATCGTCTTCGTCTATAAGCTCGTCGTCTTCTTCAAAAAAATCTAGTTCTGTCTCGTTCATAGCATCCTCAGTCTATTAAAAAACGTGTGGCCCTGGGTATTAACCAGGGCTCACGCTGCCACACGGGAGAGAAGGAAGAGAGGCAAGCATAATTGTAGCAATATTATTAAAGGGCTGCTTTTGAGGTCATACGGATATGGAGCTCGTTTACCACGGCATGGATGGCCTCTGCTCCAGTCAAAGCTTCTTCTAGATATAACTTATCTTTAGACTTCTCATAACTATTTAAACAACGGCCCAAATCAAATAGAGCCTGGTCTGCCCACATTACCAACTCACCCGTAGGAATCTTAGACACTCGTTTGGCAACCCGTTCAGAAAACGGCTTTGTCCAAGGCGCCTTTTTCTTAAAAAAATTCATCGTAATCTCCGTCCTCTGGAGACCAGGCTTTTCTAGCTCTAAGCGCTTTCTCCATAATTAAGTCAATATCTTCATCCGTTAGGTTCTCTGGGTTTTTAACAGTTTTATAGAAGACCCCAATGTAGTACCCAGGAGTCGTAAAGGGAAATCTGAAAACAAGGCAATGACCAAATCTAAAGGGCATATCTGTCTCTTGCGTATTGCCTACCTCAACTATGGGCAGCAACTTCTTATGCCAGTAGCGCAATTTTCCAACGTATAGTGGTCCGAGTGATTTCATAATTAATCTAGGGCAAAGCCTCCGCCGTCTCCGTACATGTAATTAGCAAACTCTTTTGTATCGTTAAGTTGAAGGCGTCTATCTCTAGACATAGCGCCTGGGTCTGCTGCGCCCATACGAGGCCACTGGTCTAGTCCTGAGCTAGCTAGATACCTACCCTTAGACTCTGCCAACACAAACCCTTCCCACATATGGTGAGGAACATCGTAATAGTTCCACCAAGTACCATCCCTAAATACAACAGTCATGGTCTCTGTTTTAAAGTCATACCCCGCCTTTAGGGTTCTAGGGCGCTTAGGGTTAGTGGAGGTTGTAGCACGAACGTTTGCTGTGCTAATTACTTGGAAGGTGTCGTCTTGATTTTCTTGGGGCCTTGACTTTGGGTTTAGATGAAAGAGGTACTCATCGAGCGTTGGCAAACTGCTTTTAGTATGGGTGCGGCCAACGTTGTATCCAAAGAGGACGTCAACGCTGGGTATCTGCGCTCGCTTTTTAGCCATAGTTAATCCCTACAGACGTGGTCGCCTGTTTTAGTTTCTAGTACTCGGTCATTGCACTGTGAGCAAATCATGACGCGAGTAGGTTTAAAGTTATTTTGAGCAGTAGAGCCCGTTGGAAAATCGCTGCCGTCTTCTGGCAGTTCTGAGTCATACTCAGTAATAATTTTTGGTTCTCTAAAAAGTTCTCGTGGAAAGGGGCCAGACGGATTGGTTACCGAAGATGGAACTGGATGAACCTGCACGGCCTTCACACGAGTAGTTCTCACTCTGCTGCCTTTTCAGCTTTCTTTTCTTCCTTAGGAAGAGGAAATTGACCTGCGTTTGCGCGTTCTTTTAAATGCTTTGGTAAGCATGCGTTGCAGTAATCAACAGGATTTACTCCTGGGTCAGCAACTCGATAAATTGCCGGTGCTGGGCAGTTAAAACATTTCATGGGGGTCTCCTTCTTTGCCTTAATAATACCCTAGAAACAACAAAGGGCGGGTTTGACCCCGCCCTAAGTTTTGGAGGTAGGTGTTACTTGGTCTTTGCAGCCTTCTTGGTTGAAGCCTTTGCTACCTCTTTGGCAAGCGTGTCTTCAACAAATTTTGCCACAACACCAAATGCTGGGTCTTTTGGATTGACCGCACGTAGTGCTACTGGAAGGGTTGATGCAAGAGCAGCAATAAGAATTGATTTAATATCAGTATTGCCTGTTGCATAAACTGCAGTTGCTGCCGCCAAGAACGAGCGTCCATAAGAAGCAAGCATTGCCTTAAGTGACTTTGAGTCGAACTTCATAGTTCCTACTTTCTCCCTTTCGGGGATATCAAGATACTATAAATTTCATCAATGCGTCCTTCTAGCTTCTCAACCCGGCTACTCAATTGATTAACGGTATCTTTGATACTTGAGCCACCATTGGGCTTAAGTTCAGATAGATAGTGTTTAACTAACCACTTAACGCCAAATGCGGCTGATGTGATTACTGAAATAAGGGTGGCTGTAAATCCAAGCCAATCGACAGCAGACATTAATATCCAATCCAAAATGTGAGATGAGTCACAAAATGTTGTCCATATTAATATCTCGGATAATATTAAATAATATTAAGTGCTATTTATACACGACACGCAGTTTATTTGTACTGTTAAAAAATTAATTTCTTGTTCAACTTGACACGAGCTGTACTTCTTTGGTTTCCTAGACCTTGCGAAGCGCCAGAAATGGCGCTTTTCCTAACTGAGAGGAGCAGCAATGCTTAATATCAGAGAGAACATAGCAACGGTGGCGGTTATATCGGTGTACGGACTAGTACTCGGTGCATTACCACACGCTCTTGCTGCTAACACTGGACCGGCTATCCAAGACGGCACAACAGTTACAGTAAAAGTGGACCCGCTTGACGAGTTTAGGAACGCTAAGTCACTTGACGAAGCGGAACTAAAATCGCTGCTTAAAGCAGTTGGTTTTGAGGGAAAGGCCCTCAGGACTGCTTGGGCAGTTGCTATGAAAGAATCGAATGGTCGCCCTAAAGCGTTTAACGGCGATTTAAGTACTGGCGACAACTCATACGGAATCTTCCAAATCAACATGCTTGGTTCATTAGGAGAGGACCGCAGGGAGAAATTCGACCTACAATCAAATAAGCAACTCTTCGACCCAGTTACTAACGCAGAGATTGCGTTTCACATGACTAATGGTGGCGAAGACTGGTCTTCCTGGAAAATACATCCAGGCCAGAACAATGGAGAACGATTTGAGCAGTTCTATGAACTGTTTCCCAAAATTTAATACATAAATAAAAAAGCCCCCGGCCAAAAGGCTGGGGGCTTTTTTATTAGGCTACTAAGATGCTGTTGCCCAAGGGGTGATTGTAATTGTTGCAGTTGTAGCAACACCAGCTGCGTTGGCAGCTGTGCTCTGAACACGGATGGTGCCGTTTGCTCCACCAAGTGTTCCAGTTGCATTGATACCAGTTGTGTCTGCAACTGTGAAGCCAGAACCTGAAACGGTAATCTGACCTGCACCTGCAGAACCGGTAACTGTCCAAGTACCAAGTGCGTATGCTGGAAGGTTGACTGGGCTTGAGCCAGCTGGTGTTCCTGCAACAAGTGTGACCTTGGTGCCTGTTGGGTAATTGGTGTGTGCGCTTGTAGCGTAAATAACCGCTGCAGTAGCGCTTGTAGCGTTAAAGCGAGTTACATCTGTGCGTGTGTTTGTAGCTGCTGTAGCTGTAGTGATGTTTGCAGCTTCGTAACCAGCATCCTTAAGAGCATCAAGTGCCAAGGCAGTGGTTAGACCACGAACATCTGGAACGATGATATTTCCAAGTCCAACGCCATCAGCTGCTGTAAGAGCAGTAGTTGACTGAACCTTTCCATACTGACCTGTAATAAGGCCAGCGTTTGCTGCGTTAGTTACTGTGAACTTTAACTTGTCTGCTGTTGCAACTGTCGCTGAAGACAAGTTGTATGCAGATGCTGAAAGTCCAGTAATGTTTACAACATCTCCAACAGCAAGATTGTTCTGTGAAGTGTACGTAACGGTTGTTCCGTTTCCTTCAACTGCTGTAATGATGTAGTTTCCTGCTCCAGCAGTAAATGCTGGGTATCCTGACCAACCTGCTTCCGCATTTGCGTGGTTGTCAAGAGCTGCGTCAAGACGAGCGCTTGCATAGACGGAGTATCCGCTCCAATCGTAGTTCTGAGCTGCATCAGCAGCTACAACTACAGTAGAGCCTCCATCGGTGCGGTCGTCGTTTGGTTGCATAGGGAAGTTACCCCATACAAAGTCAACGGCTTGCTGACCTGATGAATCTGTTGCCATTAAAGTACCTTTTCTCTAGAGATGGGTTAGCAGTCCCATGCGCGGAGGGACTTGTTAATTCTACTGTTGGGGTCCCTTGCAGTCTTGCTAGACGTGTTTTTCTTTTTCATTCCTTCCATGCGTGCACAGAAGGATTTACGACGAGCAGCAGACTTTTTAGATTTAGCAGCTTGTTCCTTTTTTACAGGGGGCTTTAAATCACTGCCTGGGTTTGCTCGTTCGTAACTCTTACGGCCTTTTTCATTGAGGCCACCTTTTTGGTTTTTGCCCTCTTTACGGGTCCACGCTTCTGATTTAGCCATTAGTTGCTACTTTCTCCATTAACTCCGCGTCCCGGAGTTGCGTACGAAAACATCGTTGGTTCTTCGGTACTGACAGGCAAGTTTCGTATTCCAAAACGACTATCTTTAACAGTGTTAGGAACATTAAGAGCCTGTTCTTTAAATTCAGTTGCTCTCATGGCGACCATCGGCTCCACTGCAACGCTTGAGTGTGTTTTGCATCAATTGCCCCAGTTGCCCTTGTTAACGAATCTCGAAACTCTCTACCCTTATTTGATTGGGGTAGTGGTTCCTGTCGTAGTGGTTGGGGTTGTCGACGTTGGTTTTGTTTGCGACGCTGTGCCACTAGACGCTCCTGCCTTACGAGTACGAGTACGTTTTGGAGTTGAAGATGCTGTAGGTGCTGTAGTTGTTCCAGCGCTATCTGTTGTAAATTGACGAGAACTTCCTACACCAGCAACGTATTCAACACCTTCTCTTATTGGTGCTGGCGGCTTACCCGCCCAATCATCTGCCTTGTCTCTTCCAACATGTGCAGCATAATTTCTATATGTGTTAGCAGCCTCTGCAGGGCTTAGTTCTCCACTATCTACACGAGATTGAATCTTCTTAACAGTGTTGCGCGGTCCGCCAGGTTTCTTTGGTTTTGGAGTATCGTCTCCACCAAAAGGCTTTACATCTCCAGAAGGAAATGCCATGGCGCCCATCTTTGTTCTAAATCCACCTTTTGCATCCATGTCGTAATCTGTTACTTCTGGATTAGCTCCGCGGAATCTTGTAAATAAATCTGCTTGATGTTCACGGCCAAACGTCATACGTGCAGTATCTCTAGTTGCACGAACGTCGCCTAGCTCTGCTTCACGAGTCTTACCTTGATTGGTATAAGTTTGAGCGTTTGCATTTAACTGGTCTTGAAGTTCCGCTTGATGCGACATCAACTTCATTTGGTCTTTAACGCTTACAAATTGACGTCCGCTTCCAATACCGGCCATCAATGCTTTCAATCCGCCGCTGTCTGAAACTCCAGAGGATAATCCGCTTCTAGGCATAATCTAGTTCCTTTCCCTTAGTAGGGGCTCTGTCCCCACTGATTGGGTCAATAAAGTCTTCCCAGCTAAATACTGGTTCTTTATCGCACTGCCCGTCAGCGTAAGCCATGCGATTATTCTAAGTGCTTCTCTTCGCACATTCTTGCTAAATCCGGAACTACATAGCGCTTTCCGCATAAAGCGCATGTCCAGCGCTTTATGCGGTCAGCATCATCCATTTACTTACCGCAGGTTGGGCACTTAGCTGGGGCTGCAGCAGCTGGGGCTGCAGATGCTCCCTTGAACTTTGGGCGACCAAAACCAACGATTGAGATTTGAACCTTCTTAGGGTTTTTCTTAAAGGCGCGAAGTTTCTTAGAAACTTGACCACCATTACGTTGGCTACCCTTTTCATCTGGGCTAGTGTTTCCTTCGATGCACCAAACTGTGCCATCGCCGTTGTCCTTGATAACAATTCCTACGTGAGAAATTCTATCGACACCGTCTGAGGGGAAATCAAAATAGGCGATATCTCCTGGTTCTGGGTCTGCGATGTCTCCATCAATCCATGCGCCAGCTTTCTTAAATGCTGCTGCTCCGCCTGGGGTGTAAACGGTATTAGGTACCTTTACTCCAGCTTCGTTAGCGCACCAGTTTACGAATGACCCACACCACGGCTGAAAGTTAGCCTTGGTATAAGCGCCGTACTTTGTTTCGTTATCTTTAGGACCTTCAATGGTTCCTAGTTCTGCGGTAGCGACTTCAATAAGTCGTGCTGCTGTTCCTTGGTCTGCCATTACTTGTCCTCCTTAGCCCAATCTTCATCAACTGGTTGTTCTTCAGGAACTTGACCGTCTGGCTTAGTTGCTGCTGCGTAAGTTACCGCTCCAGCAGCACTGATTGTGATGTCAGTTCCGTTTTGCTTAGCCTCTACCTGAAGGTCAGCTGCACTCTTTGCCTTTGTATCAACTGCAGCAAATGCAGCGTTGATTTCGTCAAGGTCAAGTTTTCCGTCGTTCATAAAGCCACGAGCTAGTTTTTCAACAACTGCAGCAACTGCTGTAAGACCAGCAACAGTTACAGCTGTAATAGTGTCAACACCAGCAATAGCTCCGGCACCAATAACTGAAAGACCGCTAGCTGCAAAAGTAGCGACAATTCTTAAAATAATATTTCCAATTGATTTCATTCTTCATCCTTAGGGTTTCGTAGTGGATACGTAACTGCCCAGGCAACAAGAGTTCCAATAATTGCGTATCCGACGACTGTTTTTGCTGAACCGTCTAGTACTACCCATGCAATGAACATGCCAAGCAGTGTCCATAGTTGGTCAATCATGTCTCTTATGATTCTCAAGGTTTACGTCTCCTATATCCTTTTAATTCTCCAGAGACGCCTCCGCCTCCAGAATTTCCGCCGCTACCTCCAGAACCACCAGTGCTGCCACCTGTGGTACCTGCTGCAGCTGCAACTGCATTCATAGCAGCGCCTGCTGCAACAACAGCAGCAACTACCATTTCTTGTGCTTCTTCACGTTCTTCTGGACTCATATCAGCACCGATACTTCCAAGTGCTTGTAAT